ATTTCACATAAATACCTTCACTAGATACCTGATACACTATATTCATAGTGGTTTTTTTGTAAATGCCTTTACCCTTTGTAATGTAAACCTTATCGCCTTTTTTCATTGTCATTGTCCTGTTGTTTTATGAGTGCATCATTGCCCCGCCTCAATACAATATAGTATATTGGTTTATGAGTCAAACATTATTTTTATCTTTTTTCGATTATTTGCAAATACTTGTAATTCTTGTATATATTGCAATTAGGTGTACAATGATGTATATACACATATAGAGGTATTTATGTATATAAGAAACCTACAATGTGAAATACTGCGTGAAGGTGCATCAAAGGGCGATCTAGTGTCTTTTGTGGCATCCACAGCAAACGCGGATCGATATGGTGACGTGATCAATCAAGGCGGTTGGGATCTATCGAAGTACAAACAAAACCCCGTGATCCTTCTCAATCACAATGCCAACAGTTTGCCCATAGGTAAAGGCGTTGTTGATGTTGTCGATGGTCAGCTTATGGTTGATGTTGAGTTTGATATGGATGATCCACAGGCCAAAGAGGTTGCACGCAAAACAAAGGCGGGCTTTCTCAATGCGGTTAGCGTTGGGTTTAATCCGATCAATAGTACACCAAGATCAACACTTGAAAAGGCACACCCCGCACACGGTCATAGCGGGCAATACTTTGACAAAGCCGAATTATTAGAAATCTCAATCGTGACAATACCCGCCAACGGTGATGCGGTTGCCGCAAAAGGATACAATATGCAAAACCGATCTTTTAAAATATCAAACCTCAAGCACATCATTGATGTTGAGATGCGTGATGATGTTGTTGTTGTAACATATGCACGCCATGATATGCCCGATGATGTAGAGGCGGCCATTGATCCTGATGATGATACCTTTGAGGAGGACATGATCGATCCTGATAATGAAGACGTTGATCCCAATGAGGATGATCGCGGCTATATGAATGAGGATGAAGACAAAGATAAGGACAAAGAGAAAGACTTTTTAACCCCACAAGAGCGCAATTTTTTAGCTGCTCTTTTATCCAATTAGGAGTAACACATGAGTGATAAAACACTTGTCAATGAGGCAAAAGCGATCCTTGAGGGGATCAAAACTCATCAAAAAACATCGACTGAAAAGCTATCTCAGTTTGAAAAGCAACTTGGTGATCTCAAGCGCGCACAGCGTTTGATCCAAGAGGCATCAGCACAACCAGTTGCAAAAGACGATCATCTCAATGCTCCCGATTATGCACTAAAATCATTTGTGAATGAAAACGGGATCCGTTGGAAAACACAAAACAAAGATATACAGATCGCGGGTCGTGGCACTGTACGTGTTGAGCAAAAAGGTTTGCTTGATACCGATCAGCCGGTCAATCAATGGCATGCCGATCTACTCAAGATCAACAAAGAACGTACACTTGCACGTATGGTAATGAGCAACCCGCATACACCAAAGAGCGATCTTAATCTTTGGAAGCATATGCAAAAAGCTCCAAGATTCATGCAACCTCTTGTACAAAAGGCTTTCAATGATAGTGCGGGCGTTGGTGCTGAATGGATCCCCGATCAATTTGCCGCTAACCTGTATTACAACATCGAAGATCAAAGCCAATTGCCCCGCGTTGTTGCTGACAACCTTCAAAAGCAAGCCGTTGATAGAAACACAATAATTGTGCCCCGCATGAATCGTGGCGGCCGCCCATACCTTAAGGGCAGTATCCAAAACGACAACCCCGCACAATATCAAGCAAGCACCGTGACAACCTCACAAAAGAGCATCACAATCAAAGGGCTTGCCTCACGTTTCATCATTGATGACGCGGCCGCTGAGGATAGTGCAATCGCAGTGATTCCTTCATTGCAACGTCAAATTGTATCTGATCTTAATGATGCAATGGAAGATGCTTTAATCAATGGTGATGATAGTGCAACACATCAAGATACGATCGCTGATTGGAATATTCGTGGGCGTTGGGGTACTGGTAGCCCCTCACTTGGTGGGTCAAGCGATCATCGTAGAATGTTCAAGGGTATGCGTAAACAAGCCTTTGCCCGCAACTCAAGTGCGGATCTTGGAACGTTCAATTTTGCTGCTCTTTTGGGTCTTAAAGCTCAAATGGGTGAGTTGGCAATGCAAGACGTTGTTTTGTTTGCATCACCTGAGGCCGTACTCGCAAACCTTCTGAGTCTCACCGAAGTAAAGACGATTGATGTATTTGGGCCACAAGCAACCGTGCGCACAGGTCAAATCGCTGCAATCATGGGCATGCCGATCATCATGTCACGATTCTTATCAGCTGACATGAACGCAAGCGGTATTTATAACAATCTTGTTACCAACAAAACAGGTCTTTTGATGGCACACGCTCCATCATGGACAATCTTTGAACGACGCGGGATCCTTGTGGAGACTGATCGCAAGATTGATGTTGGCGGCACTGATATCGTTGCAACAATGCGCGCAACTTTTGACACACTTGATCTAGATGCAACCAAAAATGTTGCGTTTGGTTACAACATGGCAATTTCTTAAGGGGATCACAATGCAAAAAGTACTATCAAAACACCTTGTAGCCGCCACAGCGGGGACAGATGAAACACGATACATGCCAATCTATCGAAAACTCAAGCTTGTTGAGGTCTTGGTTGTTGCAAATGCTACGACTGCGGCCAATGGAGTAGACTATGCTATCTTGACTTTGTCAAATGGAAGCACATCTCTTGCAGTGCGCAACACATCAAGTGACGCACTAACTGCGGGAACGGCTGAAAGTTTGACTTTGACCGATAGCCCCGATCTTGATTTTGATGCTCTTGAATCACTAAAGATTGTCAAGACTCATGCCGGAGCCGGTGCAACTGTTGACGTTGAGTTTGTTCTTGTCTTTGATGTTGCACGTAGCGTGTAACAATGGCAATGGTTACCGTTTCCACACTAAAGCAATACTTACCTGAGATTACAGGCAACAATGCCAATACTGATCTTGAAAGTTTGCTTGATCGTGTGGAAGCGGCAACCGCTCGCTATATGGGTTGGCGTAAGCCCAAAAATCTTGCGTCACCTCGTATGTTGTCAGCTACCTATGAGTTTTTTCTTGATGGCCCAACATACGAGGATCCACAGGTTTTGCAAATACCAATGCGGCCCGTGCAGTCGATCACGTCGATACACAGCGACATTGATCGACAATATGGATCTGATACGCTTATTGATTCAACTGAATACACACTTGATCAATATGAGGGGCGTGTGATTATGGATCCGATTGTCGCAACTGATATTTTTGAAAGGGGATACAGGGCGATAAAGGTAGTTTGTGAGGCGGGTTTCGCAAATAGCACATTACCGGCCGATCTTGAACATGGGATCTGTGTATGGGCCTCACAACTGCACAGAAACAAAGCAACACAAGGCAAAGACAGTATCACACAAAGAGCGGCAACAATCTCAATAAGTGCAAAGAACATGCCGCCTGAGATAAAAGAGATCCTTGCTCCATTTCGTGAATCACGTCAGCTTTTGTGAGGTGATCCGTGAGTAAACAATTAACCTTTGCACAATTCTCACATAGAATGAGGCGAGCCGATCAAAGGATCGTAAAAACTTTATTTACAAAGTTACAAGTTTTGTCTTTGAAGGCTGAACGTGAAGCAAAAATAAATGCAACGGATTACCCGCGTGTGCGTACAGGTCGATTGAGATCATCAATTACAGGGCTTTTTGATACAAAAAATGGAAGGCCCCGCGTTTTGTTGCGTGCGGGTGGCAATACATCCGGCGCACCTGTGAATTATGCTAATTATGTTGAATTTGGTACAAAGCACATGAGGCCGCGTTTGTTTATGGGGCGAGCATTAAAAACAATAGTTGAAACAGGTGCGCCAAAAGAGTTGAGCAACCTATTAAAAATAGCACTTAATGAGGGCAAATAATGCCATCAAGAACACGCCAAATAACCGAAAAAATAAAAGAGTTGATCGCGGTCGATTACTCAGGCGGTGAGAGTGGGATCGATATGCAAGACTGTGTGCAGATAGGTGCAATCATTGAGCCGCCATACTTGCCTTTTGCGTGCGTTTCATTTGCTCAAGCGGCTAGTGAATACGGGCAATCATTGGGCCGGTATAAAATAACAAATACGTTTGAAGTATACGCATTTTTAGGCGGGGCCGATGTTGAGGAAAGAACAGTTAACGCAATGGATCTTGTTGAGGATATGGTCAAGGCCCTTTGTGCAGATCGGCAAATTGGCCTTTCTTCGATTGTCGATGATATAAAATGCGCCTTTCTTGCTGAAGATGGCGATCGATATGGCATTGAAGGAATAGGGATCGGTTATATTGAGATGCAGGTATATTCTCAAAGCGATACGGGGATCTAATATGACTTGGTTTGATGATGATTTTAAGCAACGCAAGCCGATCGCGGTTGATGCAAGTGCAACGGGTGCGGGTGCAACTGAAAACAAAGACGTTGAGATCGTGATCCCTAATGATTGGGATCTGTTTTGGGAAAATATACGATCTGATATGTTTGATGTTGTTATGTGCAACAATGCGGGTGATGTGCTGACTTTCAAGCGTAAGACGGGCGCTGACTATTCAACACGATCCTTAACTTTACAGGTCGATCAGGTCAGCACAAAAACGCTTGCCGTAAATCGTTTATTTGTGTACTTTCAAAACCCAACACAAACAACAGACCTATCACAAGACGTGTCAATCACATCACCTCTTGCGGGGTATATAGACTTATCAAGACCATCGGCTTTGATTGTATCGCAGCCGCTACAAAGGCCGCCATCAAGCGAACCACAAACGGCATTTGTAAAGGCATCCACTGACGAGATTGATATATATTTTGCGGTCAATGGTATTTTCAATGTACGTGCAAATCCATACAATAACAGGCTTGGATTGGAAGGGATCAAATACGTAAATGTATTGTCACTTGATGCAAGCGGATCAAATGATGCGGCTCGATATGACGAAACAAAAACCCGTTTTATTGATGGTTTTGTGCGAGCAAGATCCAAAGGCGGTACAAGCGGCACAGATTATGCCCTTGTATGCCGTATCGTTTCAACCAACTTACAACAAATAGATATACGCTGCTTGATACAGGTACGCGATCAACTACCATCATAAGGGGAATACTATGCCTTTACAATTTGGCCGATCGGCCTTTATCAAATACGCAAAAGAAACAACATACGGAACAGGCGTAACAACAACCATATCAAACCGTGTGACATCAGTAACATTGAGCAGATCACAAGAGCGTGAACGCACAACGCATTTATCACAAAGTGATGCGGCCTTTGCTATCTCAACATTTGATGCGTTTGAGCAAGCGGGCGGATCACTTGAAATGCCGCTATTCTATAAGGGTATGGGGCAACTTCTAAACGCTGCAATAGGTGGAACACCCGCAACAACAGGGGCGGGGCCATATACGCACGCTTTTGAACCAACAACTGTGCTACCTTCATTGACTATGGACTTTCAAAGAGGTACGGGATCCGTTGAAACATTTGAGGGCGTTATGGTGTCCACAATGACGATCTCATGTGAGGCCGGTGCTGAGGCAAGTGCATCTTTTGAACTTATCGCTGAGACTGCGTCAACACGAACAACAGCGATCACGCCTTCTTTTGGTGATGGTGCGCAAATGTTCCATCATCAAGCGGGTACGATGTCATTCAATAGCGTAAATTACACTGTACGATCCTTTGAATTTACCATCGACAACAAACTTGAGCGTATCAATAACCTTGGATCAAAGCTCACAGGGCAACCGCAAATCAGTGATGTGCGTGAGGTGACTATAACCGCAACGCTTGATCTTGAGGATAACAATCTTTATACGGCACAACTTGCGGGCACTCAAAGTGATGTAACTTTGACATTCACAGCGGGTGCCGATTCAATGACATTTCTTTTGCGTAATGCCAAAATCACAGAATACAGTGATGATGTAACATCATTTGGACGTGTTGAGCGTACGGTCACATTTTACGGATTGGCTGATCTCAGTGCAACTGAAACGGCTTTCAAACTTACCATGATCAATGATGATGCAAGCGCCGTATCAAACTAAATAACAAACTATAAACCCCCAAAACACAGGTGTAATGATGGATAAAAATATCCTTGAGGAGATCATTACATCCGCATCTTTTGAGATTGACGCATTTAATGGTGCGATCAAGATTGAAGGGCGGATCTTGTCTCCCAGTGAAGTAGAGGCCGCGGGCCTTGCAAGTGCATTGCTTGCAAGTGCTATTTTCAAAGGCCAATCAAAAGAGCAAATCAAAGAGGCACAAGAAACCGCACAGCGTGTTGAACGTGGCGAGGTTGACGATATAGACGAGCTAATGAAAATGATCGGACAAATACAGCCCGATCAGCTTGAACGTATGTCAGAGCGTGAGGATCGTTTATTGATTCGTTGTGTTCGTCGATGTTCAAAAGATGCGGGGGCAACTTGGGAAAATCTCAACCTTGTCAGCGGCATTGATCAGCAAAACGCGGCACAAAACAAATTATGGGTTGGCATGTTATCAAGTGCAGATCGTAAAGCAATCCTTGAGCGTGCCATGAAAGGGCATGAGGAGGCGGCCGCACGGCTTGCGGGGTTTCGTAAGTGATGAGGAAATTGTACACATGTATGATATAATTGGTCGCACATATGGTGTACTTCCTTCACAGGTTGCACAACTATCATGGAGTGATTTGCTTATCAATGTGCAATGTGTGCGGGCAAGAGGCGATCGCATAAAAAAAATCATGAAACAACGCAAACGCAAAAAAGACACTATATTTCCAAACATTTCGATCATTGATCTTGCGGATATTTTATGAGTACAACAGTTGAATACATTTTAGAGATTGATAGCAAGGGCGCACAAAAGGGCCTTAAACAAACCCAACGACAAGCCAAAAAAACAACGCGATCAGTAAAGAGTTTGAGATCACAGGCACGTGGTTTAAGTGGGTCATTCCAAGCCGTTGGCGAGGTTGCGGGATTCGCGGCACCTGAAATTGCGGGATTGGGTGAGATCGCAATGTTAGGGGCTAGATCATTCCGTGGTTTTGGTCGAGCATTGGCAAGCGGCAACCCTTATATCATTGGGGTTACACTTGCGATCACAGCCGCGATCGGTGCATATGCCGTATTTAATGCCGCAAACAAAAGAGAGGCTGAATCAGTCAAAGCCTTATCAAAGGCAATCGAAGAAAACACAAAAAAGATCAACAAAAATAATGCGGCATTTCTGAAATCTGAAAATGCGATCTTGAATAGTGCGGGTAAGGTTAATGATTTGGCTTTGCAATACGCTCTATTGTCGGGTGATATCAGCAAAAGTGAGGCCGCAGAAACAAAGCGGGCATTTAAAGCCGAACAAGCCGCATCAAATCTTGAAACACAACTTGAAGCACAAATCAAAGCCAAACAGGATAGTTTGAAGGTTGCAAAAGATACACTCAAGGCAACCAAAAAAAGACTTGATGATCTATTGTCTGCTAACAACTTGATTAAAAGAAGCGGTGATCTCACAACCAAAGGCGTTGAGGCAAGAGCAAAGGAAGAGGCTGCACTTAAAGCGGTTAGTCAACTTGAGCGTGATATATCAAATTTACGCACCGATGGGCAAAAGAGAATTAAGGCACAAGCGGATCAGTACATAAAATTACAGGCCGCAATTGCAAAAGAAACCGAGCGACAACGCAAAAGAGACGAGGCGATCGGCCGTGCAAAAGAGCGGCAAACAAAATTGCAAGGTATCCTCAACGGATTACAAGCACAAGCGGCATCACTTGCCGATCGTTTGCTATCATCGCAAATGGCACGCATGCAACCCGCTGAGCGTATCAATGCGGAATACCAAAAAGAGCTCGCAAATCTTGTATCAATAGAGCAAGGGATCATCAAGCAATTTGCGGCAGCTGAGAAAGTTGCACGCACAAAAAATGATTCAGTTTTATTGACACAGATTCAAAGCCAAAAAGAGGCTTCACTTGCAAACATACAAGCCTTGAGAAGTGAGGCACAGATCAAAAGACAGAAGCAAATATTTGGTCTTGTTGCAAAGGGCTTTGCGGTACAGGTTAAAGGTATTTCAAAGACTGGTGCAAGCACAGGCAAAAGATTACAAAAGATGTTGCAAGCACAAAGACAGGTCAATGACATTGTCAAAATAGCAAATGAGGATCAACTTTCTGCATTGGATAAAATCAATGAGGCCGAAAAAGAGCGGCTTGCCACACTTCAAAAGATCGCAAAGCAACAAAACATCAATACAGAAGAGGCAAAAAGAGCCGTTAAAGCCCGTGCAGATCGTGAGCGTGCAGCCTTTAAGCAACAACAGATCGCGGGGGGTATTGGTGTTGCAACAACAGTAATACAGGCGGCCACAGATCCAAACGCTTTGATCAGTGCAGTTGGATCCGCTTTTGGCCCAATTGGATCAGCAGTTGCGGGGGCCGTTGGTGCTTTGTCTGATTTGGGGCAACGAGATCCCGAAGAGGTAAAAGAGCAATTCAAGGCAACATTTGAAGGTATCGCACAAGGGATCAAGATCCTCATTCCTTTATTGATTGAGGCTTTGCCGCCCTTATTATTTGATGCGGCCCGCTTGATTATTGATGCTTTGATACAATTGCCTTTTGCAATCCTTGCAAGTATTGGCAAACTTATCAAAAGTGTTGTTGATGGCATCAAAGACTTTTTCAGCGGCAAAGGATTTTTTGAGGCTATCGGATCGGCTTTGATGGGCATGTTTGAACGATTGATCGATCTTATTGTGGAGCCGTTCAAGGGGTTATTTGGTGGCTCAAAAATGGGCGGGGGTCGTATGTTATCAGGTCAGGGCGGTTTGCGTTTTACAGGGGCAAACAGGGGGCTTGCAATGTTGCATGAGGGTGAGATGGTTGTACCGCGTACCGGCCAAATGTCTTCGACCGTTGCACAAGATGTGCAAGCTGCAAGCGGGGGCAAGTCTATCAACATCACGATCAACAGTGCAATAACAGAACGATCCGCAATTGATTCACTTGTGCGTAAAATAGAACAAAGATTCGGATCATACGGGCAAAGTACAAGCCCGCTATTTGGGGGCACATGATGGGCAACGCAAAGTTTTTTTATTACCCACAACCTGATGGGCGGCATTTGGTTGAGATTGATTTGGGTGAGCCAATCGCAGAATTGCAAAGTGACATCACGCATGATGCGGTTGATGGTATTACCCAAGGCGGGGGCATATTTCGATCCGTTGGGCGGGGCGGTGAATCAATCACAATACAGCGGGATCGCATGCAACTTGGTGAGGATCTTGCAAACCAGTTTGATGCTTTACAAAATCACCTTGACAGAGGTTTTGCTTGCAGTTTTGTGACTAATACAAATAAAGCATGGGCCGCATCTTTTTCATCACCGCCTCAAGCCGGTTTGTTTACTGTAAACGTCAAAGACAATCCTTTTATCGATTTCACAGGATCATCAACTGTGCCCGTTGCGGGTGATTATGTTGTGATTGAAACAGATAGCCCGCCATACATACGCGAGATTCAGAAGATAGCATCAATAAACGTAACGGCCGCAAGCGGGGGCAATGTCACATTTACAAAACGCTTGAATTTTGACTATTCAGATAGATTGGTTTTTATGCGATACTATCGATTTTGGTATGGATTAAAAAGACCACAAAATGACATTGGTACGCCTTTTGTGACAAACGAAAACGGGCGCCTTTTTTCATTGAATATGAGGCTTGTTGTTGACTATGATACATATTTTGCAAAAAACAACGGTTCAGGGTTTAGTGTTCGGTTAATTGGCCCATCACCGGCAACGGGTGATTTGCCAAATAATGATGGGCGTGCAAGTATAGACTCAGCACAAAACACAGTAACAGGTTCAAAAAGCCGATCAGAAATAGATCGAATGACATCAAGAGGATCAGGATCGTTTTCATTTAATTTAAGCAATAAAGGTTTGTGATGGGTTGGCGATCTGATTTTATTGCGGCACTTTCTGCACCTACAATAACGCCTCTATACACGCTTGAGATTGTGCGATCACCGTATGGCGTTGGATCACCTGTGGAGATTTTTACAGATCGCGGGGATCTTAGAGTTACAACGGCAAGCGTACAAGGCACGCAAGTGATTCCCCAACGTTGGTCTGTGTCTTTTGGAGGTTTTGAAGTTGGTCTTGTTGGTGACTTTACACAATACAATCAAAGCCTTATGCGGGGCTGTATTGCGATCTTATATGTACAGTTGCGAGGATTGACAGGAAAAGAGCGGATCGGTATTGGTCAGCTTGATCAGGTGCGGGGCAAACGCGGTGTGTATCGTGCTGTATTCAAAGATATATTATCAGCATTTCAAAGCCGTATTGATACACGTACAAGCGGATCAAAGCAGTTTTCAAAGCTATTTTTTGATACTGTTGAAAGCACAACGGCCGATCATGCGTGGAACAATCACACATATTTGCAAGTAGTTGATGGATCCGGCTTTACAAAATCATCATCACATTACGGCCTTTTGTATTGTGTGCCAACATCAGGCGATCCATTTTATCTTGGTTGGAATTCATACGATGATAGTACAAAAAGATTTACCTTATCAGGCACAAGGGGTGTACACCCAACTGAGGGGCTAGATACTTCTTTGCAAGTAGGTGATAAGATTTACAACGCGGCACGTATTGCGGCCGCACCGCATGCCTTATTTGCTCAAATTGTAACGTCAACGGGTGCGGGCACAAATGGATCAAATGATGTATTGCCGAATTCATACGGTACGGCTTACCCCTTAAATCACAGTTTCTTTGATTATGCCGATGCACAATTAACAAATACATACATCACAAATTCAACGGGCGGCCCGTATGGTTTGGATTTTTCGGCAATAGCTCCGCTTGATGGTGGCTTGCGATCGATAGCTGATATTTTTGCAACTGTTGGGCAGTGGCCCGCTGTGCGTCAAAACTCGTTCACATGGCGAGGATGTTTTGATCCAACGGGGCGATTTGGTAGGCAACCAACAACGGCCGCACATATTACAGATTCTGATATCATCGATCTTGACGATGTTGATTTTTTTGATCCAAACCTTAAAGCCGCATACATGCAAACCTCAATGACATACAACACAAGCGGTACACAGGTTGTGCGTACAAACTCATTTACAAAATCATTGCCAACAAATGGCAACATAAAGCGTGATTTTGGATTTTATTACAATCCATCATTTAATGAGTCATCGATGGGCACCGCAGATCGTGATCGCATGGCAATATGGGATTTTTACAATTGGGCACGGATCTCAATGCGTGTATCTTTGCGCTTTGCAACATTATGTGCGGGCGATAAAATCGAAGTATCAAGCCGCTTTATTGTTGATCCGTACACACAGATCGGCAGAACATACACAAGGCGGCCCGCAATGATTCTTGAAATAGGCTATAATATTAACGATCGTACATGCAACATTGTGATCGGTGTACCCCCTATTTTCTGAGCTTTGAAATGCGTTACATACCTCATACTGATACGCCCCGCAGACTTAAACAAATGCGATCAATGGGATATGCCACATTTGAAAATAAAAATTATGATCTCAATCTTGTTGGTATTCGTTCAAACGTTAGGCGGGCCGATGCTTTTGATGATCTATTTTGCGTGTTTTACAAAGATCGCGGCATGTGGGTTGAGGAACGATACAAATGCACTGTTGATGCGGGTGCGTATTGGTTACAAAACCCGTACAAAAGTGAAGGTTGTGCAATCCTCAAAGCGGGGCAATATAGGGGCTTATGGTCGCTTGATTTGCATAGAGGCAAGTATCAAGCCCTATGTCAAAAAGATAACGCACCTGTTACCGTATGGCGCGACAATAACAAAGATTTGATACATGATCACAGATCCGAAGAAACCGGCTATTTTGGCATAAATTGCCATCGTGCAATGCAATACAGTGTATCGCATCAAGTGGGACGGTTTTCAGCGGGTTGCACTGTCATACAACACCCCGCAGACTATTCAAGACTAATAACTTTATGCAAGATGCAAGAGATCGCGGGCAATGGCCGCACATTTACATACACACTAATTGAGGATTAAAAATGGATCCATCAACCTATCATGATCTTTGGGTCAATCTTGCAACCAACAGCCCTTTTTTGGGTTGGATGATTTACAGCTATGTGCAAACGCAAAAGGATCTCAAAGAGACACGCGAACAAAGCCGCAGTGAGGCCCGCGAAATACGGCTAGAGGCACGCACAGAGGAGCAAGAAATCCGCACGCGTTTTGAACGTGTTATTGACAAGCTAAATGCAGATCGTACAAAACTTGTTGAATCGTTTTCAAATCGCATTGATAGCCTTGAGCGTGGACAACGCAAACTTTTTGCTATCCTTGAGCCGCTCAAAGAGCAAATACATGAGATCAGATTAAAAGAGCAAGTCAAAAAAGAGCTTTCAAAGCACTAAAAAGGCATGTTTGAAAAAAAGATCAAAATAATACTTGCTATCAATATAGTATATTGGTATAGTTGTTTGTGTAGGGGATACTACCACAACAACAAAACAAAGGACAAACAAAATGACACGATTAGATCAAAGAATACAAAAAAATATTTCTTTTGCAATACACAAAAATTATAAGCAATACTTTCCTTTTTTTAAGCTTGATAATTCTACAATTAGATTGTGTGATATTTCCACTGAGGGATATGTTGTAAAAATCGCATTTATTGAGCTTGACAATGACAACAACTTTACATGCTTTGATAAAGAGTACAATTGCAAAAAAAAGGCACAACGTAATCAACTCAAAAAAATTATCTCAGATATACTCATTTCACTTAATAGAACTGATCATGTATATATTGATGATGATATATTATATTCTCAATTAGGGTATGGTGTTCACGGTATAATCTAATAAACAACACCCCACAAAGCACATGCCCCACACGGGGCCTTTTTTGTGCATAAAAAAAGCCCGCAGCGGATGCGGGCACAAAACTCAAGGAGTCGTTTTGTTTGATCAATCACGTATTATGTAAAGTAAACAACCAAAACCGCATCACCGTTGTCAAGGTTGCCGCCAAAGGACAAACGCCCAACAGATCCCGCACCATTGTTTGCGATTGTGTATTCGTCATTGTTTGCGGCTGAATCGCTCAAAGCGGTCATATTCAAGAGATTAAGACCGTTTTTAAATACCATTGCAGAACTGAAAAAGCCAGTATCAAGAGAACGAGCAAGATCGATGCTGCTTGTGCTTGATCCTGATACCTGAAACACTTCTTGAAAGAAAGCCGCCCCAATTTTTGCAGCGGTCACAGAATCGGCAATTAGCTGACTTGTGTCAACGGAATCACTTGCCATTTTTGCGTTAACGATCCCGCCATCTTTTACAATGACATTGCCCCCGCTGATTTCTGTTGTACTATCATCCACAGCAACAGCAAGAGCAGATCCCGCCCCGCCTGATAGACCATTACCCGCAACACTTGAGGCAAGCTTATTTTCATCAACAGCCGCATCTTGGATTTTTGCGGTTGCAACCGATGCCGATCCCAATTTGGCTGATGTGACGGATCCTGTTGCCAATGCAGCTGAATCAACAACACCAGTACCAAAAAGACCGCTATCACCAATAGCACCATCGGCAATGGCTGCACCTGTTACAGAGTTTGATCCCAATTCATTTGCTGTGATTGTCCCAACGCTCAAGCCGCTTGCACTAAGTGACAAGGTTGATCCGTTGAGTTTGGCTTGTAAAGATCCGCTTTGTAGCTCTACACCGTTACCCGCTTTTACTTGCAATTCACCGCTTGCAAATTCAAGACCGGCATTTGATGATAAGTCAACTGAAATGGTCGATCCGGCTTTTGTGAGGCCATCGCCCGCGCTTATGCTAGCTAAACCAGTAAATTGAGAGATCACAATATCAGTGGATCCAAGTGTTATATCATCAGTTGTGACAATAAAACCCTGATCGGCATGAGATGATCCTTGACGCACAAAGATTGCGGCACCTTCAAGTTTTGCGGCTGTGTTTGCATCATCAGTGCGTGTCAACGCTGCACCGGCACTTGCAAAAGAGTAAAATCCACACTCTGAGGCATCGGTTTGGTCTTTTAGGACAACACGATCACCGCTTGTAAGTGTTACACCGTCAATGGCTGATGGTGCGCTTGTTATATCGACGTTTGCGGTTGATGCCGCGATCGCTGATTCTTTCCAGTGTACGCCTTGAGCGGTTGAGTCAACATAGGCCTTTGTGGCCGCGTGTGCATCGGCTGTGGGTGTTGCAACACTTACCGTGCCGCTTGAAAAGTTAAATGTGCCTTGAAGGTCAATCTTTGCGGCTGTAACCACAGAATTTGCAAGATATGCCGAGCTATCAATCGCCCCATCAGCGATTTTGGCTGATACAATTGCATCATTATTGATCGCGGCCGATGTTATGACCGATGATCCCAAAAGGTTTGAGTTGTCAATAATCCCAGTTGCAAGGTTGCTTGAGGTGATTGTACTGTTTTTTATTTGCGAGCCTCTAATTGATATAGTCATGGGCTTGTTACTCCGTTGTGGTGTTGTATACCGCCTCAAGCACATCGCCTGATAGCGGTGGGGTGGAAAACTCAAAATTGCGATCATCTAAAATGCTGATCTGCGTTGCCCTTTGTTTTAGACCGTTCAAATATACGGATAGTGATCCGCTTGTCACGTCTTTTGTTGTCGTAAATTGTGTGTTTGAACCATTGCAAAGGCTTGAAAAATCATCAAGTTGCTGTGTTTGTGCGGTGTCGGCTCCGATCTCGGTGCCTGTGCCGCCTTCATCGTTATACACGTTTGCAATTGCCATGTTTTACCCTAATATTGATAGGTCAATGCGGCCGCACTCACATCTGTTGTGCCTGTATTGGTTCTCAAATGTAAATATAGCACCTTATCTTGTATATCCCTAAGAATTATGTCAAGTCGATACAATACGGTACCTTTTGTGTTTGTTGTAAGCCCCGTTTGTATGTCTGATCGTGTCTCAGTCATTACAAATTCATCACCTTGCGTATCTCTTGAGATTGAGGCATATATTTTTGTAGCACTTGACACATTACTCAGCTGTATTTCGAGCATTGACGCAACAACATTGATCTGTGATGATCCGTATTTGGTGTATTCAAGCGGGATCGCCTTTGCTGTATTGTAATTTACTGTTATGCCCGTTGTTGCACAGGCACAACGCATTTGATCAAGATTTAGGCCCATGTTTGCCCCGCATTGGATTGATATACATGCCTATCTTAGCACAGTATAGCAATGCACGCACCTTGATCACATTGCGTGCGTTGTAGGGGTACAAGAGCCGGAATAACTGCACACAATACAAAGTATCATCAAGTGCTTCATGTGTTTGTGTGGGCCAATCAAAAATATTTGCTATTGATTGCATTGATACGGACTTGTAGCCCATCGGCAAAAGAACCGCACTTGCAAGAGATACAGTATCAATGCCCCGCCTCAAGATTTTGCGGCCGTGTGCATACTTGCTGAGATGTGCAAGTATAAAGCCACGATCAAAAGGCCAATTGTGGGCAACCGGTACACAATCACGCATGAAATTTGCGATAAGGTGAGCGGCCTCTTTTGGTTCCTTTGCATTACTCCATTTGTTTTGCGTATATCCGTTGATCTTTAAGGCATCGGGATCGGCCTGTGATATATTGATCGGCTTGATTTTGATGTGTAGCCGCCCAATTTCATTGAGGTTTTTGTCAAGTTTGATACCACAATATGCGATCATTTCATGTCGATTTGCATAAAGCCCTGTTGTTTCTGTGTCTAATACTACATACATTTTTTGTCCTTTGGTGTGCATTATGTTATATTGATGGAGACAACAACAACCAACAACAAAGGGCAAAAAATGACCGACATATTTATAAAAATAACCAAAAGCGATGCGGCCGCAATGCAGCAAATGAGTAAAGCCGCGATCTTGATACTTATCGAAATGCGATTTTTTGCGGGTATTGATGGGCAAGCATATCCATCAAAAGGCACGCTTGCCGAAAATACAGGGCTATCCCTTGGCAGCATCAAACGGGGCCTCAAAGAGCTACGAGAAAAGGGTGCGATCAATCTCAAAAGCACAAAACGTACATCATCAAATATCTATGATGTAGGGGGGATCATTTCTAAGCCAAAGGGGATCATTTCTAAGCCTGTTGAGGATCAAAAACGATCCGATGGGGGATCATTTCTAAGCCGTAGGGGGATCGAAAATGATCCCCTAAGTAGAAACAGTAAAGAGATAAAAGAAATAGATCCAATTAAAGAGAGTACGGACAATACGAAAAAAAGCAAACCATACATCAGTGATGATGTTGATGTGCGTGATCTTTGGTTGGGTGAGCTATGGGCAAAGCATGCAACCGTGCAAGGTTGGGTTTCTATCGACGTACAAAAAGACTTTGATGCTATCAAGGCGGGTGCGTCAATAGTGCAAGTTGCAAAGGCTGTGTGTAAGCTTGATCATTTCATCGCTGAGAGAAATATACAAGGCATGTATGTTGGTAGAGGTTGGGCATCAAAGATAAAAGAAAGATGGGTAAGCAAAGAGGCGGATCAAGATCCCACAAAATACGACCACAACAAAATGCGATTGAGTACTTTGAGCATTGATCCTGAGATTATCGAAGAAATAAAAACACAAGCATTGCAAGCGGTTGACAGTGCAGACAAAGCACAGGCGGCCGCGATGAACGGCAACGGAAAGGCTCAAAGTCTTTGGGCCGGATTTAGGGCAAATGCAGAAGATTATGAGCAATGTGCAAATGTTGTTTTTGATTGGGTGCGTGATGGCGGTTTGACTGATGATTTACGAAATGAGATACAGGCCGATCCAAACCTTGTGGATTTTGCCGCTCTCATTGATTGTGCAGTGATATAAGGGGTTTGATATGTACAAAATAAACGACAAAGTAATTTTTAGTGTTGGATGGATGCGGCCGCCTGTTGTTGGCTACATCGCAGAAATAAACGGGCACCAAGTGCGGTGCCGCTTGTCCGTGCCTATGTTGGGCCGTACACATGAGATAACGAGGATCGATCAGCTGACACCATCACAGCAGTTGATCGATCAACGTGAGCAAGAGCGTAAAGGTGTTATTGTGGATATACAGCCACAAGGACAAAAAAAATCAATCAAGGAACTAGTCGAGGATCTTACATATGCCAAAAAAATACGATTACAAAAAAATGCCAAATAAGCAAACCCGTGTGCGGATCAATCTCAATGATGTGCAATATGAGCAACTGGAAAAAATAGCGAAAAGATACAAGCTAAGTATTGATGATTTGCTTGATCGATATATCAAGCGTTGTATTGCGGATCGCTTAATGCCGTGATATCACTTTTTTGATTGTACGGGTTTTGTTGTTGTCTTGTCCTTGCCCGTACAATCTTTTTTTTGTTTTTTTGTACAAAGTCTTTTCAACATGTTATATTGATTGAGACAACAACAACAAAAAAGGACAATGACAATGACAAACGAAAACGAACAAAAAGAGCTTATAGAATTTCTTGATGAAGCATTTGCAAAGAAGCCCATTACTGATGAAGACATCGATGCAATGTATCAGCAGCACCTTGATGATGGAGGTGAGTAATGCGGATCATCAAGACAAACGAAAAAAAACCATGTTGCAAGTGCAATGAGATCGCAACAAATACGGTAATACATGCGGGCAAACACTTTTATACTTGTGACCTACACACGCCAACACAGATCGATCTATTGCGTGCCAATGATCAGATCGTAAACCTCAAGGGCAAAGAGTTTGTTTTGTTCGCGGGCTTGTTGGATCTTGCACATCGTAACGGCCTTGAAAGTATGACAAGCAAGTTGATCGATTACTCAATGGTTGAGCAATATGCAGTGATTGAGGCAACCATAACGGGCACACGCGGCACGTTTACCGCATACGGTGACAGTACACCTGAGAACACGGGCAAGATGGTACAAAGTGCTTTTATCCGTATGGCTGAAACAAGAGCATATGCAAGAGCTTTGCGATTGTATACGGGGATCGGTATGACCGCACGCGAAGAATTACCCCCACAATAACCAAAGGATCAAAAAATGAAACAAAACAAAAACATACTAAACGCGGGCGGTGATGCCTATACAAAAAGACAAAAATCACCTGTTTTGAGCGTTGTATTTCCTCATGATATGCTTGTCAGGATACGAAAAAGAGCCGCTAAAAACGGCATCACAGCTGGCGAATATATACGCAGATTGTGTGCAAAGGGGCTGAAATAATGGCTCAACCCGCAAAGATACTCAATGATCAGATCGTTGCTCGTTTGCTTGAGGCTGCAAGTAAAGGACACACCCGCGATCAATGTGCATATTTTGCCGGTATTGATCCAAGTACTTTGTATCGATGGATCAACTTTGCAAAAGAGGGGCGGCAACCATACCGATCATTTTATCGCAAACTTGAACAAGCCCGCACCAAAGGATCACATCAGTTGTTGCAAGTCATACGCAATGCAAGCAGTGAGCAATGGCAAGCGGCCGCATGGCTCCTTGAAAGGTGTCATGGGTACGTCAAAGACGGCCCGCCCCCTGTGCAGATCACCATTGATGCTGAAAATGTTGACGTGCAAACACTGATAAGCGAGTACAAAACCGAAATACAGGCCGTGATCGATGGCCCAACAATCGATCTAGATGAACAATAAACAACAACCAAAAAGGACAAAACAAATGATCAATCATAAAATACGCAAAGACCTACTCAACCGATCAAAGCCATCACCAAAACACGCGGCAATAATCTTGTCATATCTGATCGCAAATAGCGACAAGGCGATCCCGCTTGTCATTATTTCTGAGACAATGCGAAAAAAATCCGGATCGATATGGGGGGCCGCATATGATTTGGCCGCAATGGGTAAAATTGGATTTGCTGACAGAAAGTATCATTCTTTTGCAAGTTGCAAACATTTGAGTAAATTGCCAAAAGGACAACGGATCGCAGTTTGGCACAAAAACGCTGATATCAGTGTATCAATAAAACCACAATGGGCATCAATACAGATCCAACCATCACAGATCAAAGAAGGATTGATCGACGTTGAGCAAGTACAATCATTGCAAAACAAACCTGTACAACAAAGCCTTTTTGATCTTGATGTTGATGATATGTCAAATGCAGACATTGACAGTATGATTGCACGCTTGCAAAGCCTCAAGATAACGCGTGAGATTGATAAAAGATACGAAGGGGCACCCACAAAGCACAAGGATCAAATAAAGCGTGTTTTGTTGTCTTATGGTGTTGCGGATCCTGTGGCACTTGTGCATGCGGATGACGAGATCACATTTTTGACGCTCACAAATACAAAAGCAATGCCATTGCAAGCAACAATCAAGCAAACGGGCAAGCCTTGTCAAACTGTATATCTTGAGCATATCACCTTATATCGTGCCCCTGTGATATCAGCGATTCAAGAGGCATACAAAGCCGCAACGATACGGGGCAAGCAATGAGGCGGCAATTCAATCAGGATCTTGTTGTATCGACACCGCCAAAAGTAAGAGTTGCAAAAAGTGGGCGTGTGTATGTATGCCGCAAAAACCTTGCATTTCAAAATCTTTTGTTATCTTGGATTGATAAGGCGGGCGATCAATACTGTGCCCGCGATCTTGCAAAGCGTGCCGCAGTAAAGATAAAGACCGCCAACAAGTGGGTGCAAGGTCATCAGGCCGGAAAATATAGCCTTTGGCCCATTGCAACATATTTTGAGCCGTTGATCGAAAAGCCCCGCAAAGAGTTGTACAAGCTACTTTCTAACACCTTGATTGAGTTTTGATCATGAGCTTACCCCGTGCAAGACGTAGGCTTTTAGAGATCAAACAATCATATCCTTTGGCCTTATCTCGTTTGTGGCAACCATATTGTCATAGATGGGATGGGCAAGGGGCAAAGAGCGATCGCCCGCGTGGATGCGGGCGTACAATGAAAATGATCGGCCTTGGTTCGTATCGTTGCGATCTGTGTGGCATCGAAGAACGACGCACATCACAACAAGAGGCCGCGATCCGCTTTGCAAATACAGGTGAGGCGTTTTTGTGTACTGGTGGCAATCGTGCGGGAAAAACGCAATTTGGGGCACAACTTGCGATCGCAATAGCTGCGGGGCGTGATGAATGGTGGGTAAAGGAGTGGATGAAATTGAACAACTTGCCTGAGGATCTTATACAACGCAAGCCGCAGACAGTATGGTATGCCGCTTTGTCTTATGGTGATGCTCTTGAATATGGGCGGCCTAAGCTTGAGCAATACGCACCACAAGGCACAAAGTATTCAAGATGGAGGGCACAGGATCGGGCCTCTTTGCGTTTGCCAAATGGGGGCCGCATTGTGTCTTTATCCGTTGATGCGGGGCGTGAGAAATTCCAAGGGGCGAGCGTAAAATTTGTGTGGATGGATGAAGAGCCAACAGTTGATGTTTTTGATGAATGTATGTTGCGAACGGTTGACACAAAAGGCAAAATCTTGATCACTGCCACACCGCTAAAAGGCTTGTCTTTTATGTATGATTTTTTTGTGGATCAACAGCTGCAAGGTTTTGATCGATATGCAATCAGCGGGCTTGATAATCCGTACATATCAAGTAACAAGCTAAGGCGGGCGGTTGCACACTTGAGCGAAGCAAGCCAAAACGCACGATTGTTTGGAATGTTTACAAGTCAAAGCGGGCTTGTATATCCTGAGTTCGATCGGGCTGTGCATGTGGTCAAGCCGTTTGATATACCTGAGCATTGGCCCCGTGATTTATGCATAGATTTCGGAGTTCGCAACCCATTTGCCGCACTTTGGATTGCACATGATGAAGATAATGATGCTTTGTACGTCTATCGCGAGTACTACAAGACCGAAAAAACAACGCTTGAAAATGGGCGTATGATACTTGCATTAGGTGCAAAGGATCCGGATCTGCGTTGGATAGTTGCGGATCCTGAATCAAAAGATGGGCGGCTTTTGCTTGCGCGTGAATTGGGTTTGCACACAAAGGCCGCACCAAAACACATTGGCGTAATGGAGACAATCAATCAGGTAAAGGATAGGCTCAATCTTGATGCTGAGGGAAAACCGGCCCTTTATGTATTTTCGAATTGCAAAGAGTTGATCAAAGAATTTCGTAAGTACAAATGGAGTAAAACCAAAGGAAAAGATCGGCCGGATAAAATGCACGATCACGGTCTAGATGCCCTTAGATACGAGGTTGCGTTTTTGTACAGGTATAAAAAGCACAGGCAATGAAAAAAAATACTTGCAATGCTTTATCAATATAGTATATTGATAAAGCACCCAACAACAAGGACAATGACAATGACATATATTATCAAAACTGCACATACACACGAACAATACGATAATGAATTTGAATTTATACATAGAATGTACAATCTACAATTTCATAAAATAGCATACACATTTGAAGTCAAAGATCGATTCAACAACAAAAATCTATCAATAGAACCAAAAGAAAAGCTATTTAGCAATTAATCAACCAACAACACCCGCCCCGCAAGGGGCACAACAAAGGACAATGACAATGACAAAGAAACAAAAAATAAACACACTTGATCAAGCTATAAAAAACACTTTTGATGTACGTGATTCAAAAAGTATGACACTTGAGGATCGTCTAAAACTACAACAGGCTATTGATCTAATGTGTGAAGTATACAGAAAGATCAACAAATAACAACAAAGGACAACAACAATGATCGATAATTGGGATGATATACCAACAACAAAAATATTGCATGGCGATTGCATGCAACTCCTCAAGACATTTCCTGACAACAGCATTGATGCAATTTGCACAGATCCGCCCTATGGCATGTCAGCTGATGGCATTGCCCGCACATGGGCTGACATCGAAGAGGGCAAAAACATCAAGGGCTTTATGGGCAAGGATTGGGATGCGGCCGTGCCTTGTCACAACTTCTTTGCTGAGTGTTTGCGTGTCTTGAAACATGGCGGGCACATGATAGCCTTTAGCTCAACGCGTACCGTTTCTGCGTTGGGTATGGCTGCACAACAGGGCGGGTTTGTGATACGTGATATGATACATTGGTGTTACTTCTCAGGATTTCCAAAGTCGCACGATATAAGCAAAGCGATCGATCGTGAGGCGGGGGCGGTGCGTGAGGTTGTTGATCGTGTTCAGGTTTTTGGTCGTGAGGGCAGGAAAGATGTGGCTAATTCGTGCTTTAACCAAAACGAAAAAGGGAAGTTTGGAGGTGCAACACATAAAGACATCACAAAACCCGCAACACAAGACGCGCAAAAATGGGCGGGGTTTGGCACGGCTCTCAAGCCCGCAGTTGAACCCGCTTTGTTACTTCGCAAGCCGCTTGAAAAGGGTTTGACGATTGCACAAAATGTATTGAAACATGGCACGGGTGCGCTCAATATAGATGCGTGTCGTTTTGGGTATGGTGATCCTTGTTGGGTAGGGCCTCAAGAGTTGACAGGATCAAGATTAACAAAAACAGGATCGCCTTTTTCATTGCAAATAAGTGATGAAACAAGCGGTAATTTTGTTGAGAATAATCAAGGCCGTTGGCCCGCAAACCTTTATCAATGCGCCAAAGCCTCAAGATCTGAGCGTGAGGAAGGGCTTGATCATTTGGAAACAACAAAAGGCTTTGAGGCGGTACACCGTATAGAGGGATCAGTTGGTTTGAACAATCCAAGAGCGGGTGCCGGTCGAACCGCAAACGAGGTTCGCAACATACATCCGACTGTCAAGCCGATCAAGCTCATGCGTTGGTGTTGTCGATTGATTGGCGGGCAAAAGGGATCGGTGATACTTGATCCTTTTACGGGTAGCGGCACAACGGGTGCGGCTGCACTTCTTGAAGGCTTTAATTTTGTTGGCATGGAACTTACACCGGAATACTTGCCAATCATCGATGGGCGTATTGAGGAGGCCCGTAAACAATACAAACTTGAAAATGCACAGCTATCACTATTTGGGGATCAATCATGACCGTTGAGAACATCGAAAAAAAAATTGTATCCCTTGTGAGCAAACTATCTGAGGGCCGCAATAGGCTTTTGCGGCTGCATATTCAGATCGTAGGTGTACAGAACACATTGGGCAACTTGATTGAGGACTACAAGAAACATACCAATGATTATGAGGTTGATATGCTCTTTGCGGCAATCGTCGATGATCACGCATTGGATCAAAGAGATATAAAGATCGTGTTTGATTACAACGAAAAACAGTACAGGGATGCACTCAAACGATACTTTGTGAATAAAGAGCAAAAATAAATACAAATATCTTTGCTTATATGGTTGCTTTTACTTACCAACATAGTATATTGATTGAGTAAGTAACAACAACCCAACAACAAAGGACAAACAAAATGACTACATTTACAATAGAATTCAATGAAGGTTACATAAGCAAAGAAGGAACGTACAACAGCACAAAAGAGCTAACAAAGGCAATTAAAGAAGTGCTATCCTTTGAAGAATATTTTCACGGTTACAACAAGTTTAATATAGTTGTACATAGAGAAGGCAAAGAAAACTTTGAGGCTCGTATGGATGCCGATCACGAAAACTTTTGTATCATTGCAAAATTTCAACACAGTGCAGATTTTTACAAATCACAAAAAGGTATTGAGTACTTTGATGGAATGAAAAAATATCTTTGGGCTGATAGTGCTGAGGAAATGGCAAACTTTTATCAAGAGCTTGCCAACGATTGCAAAGAAACCCAACTTGATCAAAATGCTGATTGTTGGCTGTGGATGTGTGGCGAGTAGTCATAACAAACCGTAATCATTTTCCGCATCTGCGGGCATTTCAATGAGGTGCATATGCGTGTATTGGTAGCATGTGAAGAAAGTCAGCGGGTATGTATTGCGTTTCGTAATATGGGCCATGAGGCGTATAGTTGTGACATACAAGATCAAAGCGGGGGCTATCCTGATTGGCATATCAAAGGCGATGCTCTCAAAGAGGCGTATAGCGGCAAATATGAAATGATGATCGCTTTTCCTCCTTGCACATATTTATCTAGGGCCGGAGCTCGCCACATGTACCCACAAGGTCAACTCAATCAAGAAAGATACAACAAAGCACTTGAGGCAAAAGCGTTTTTTATGTCTTTACTCAATGCACCGATCAAGCATATTGCAATCGAAAACCCTACACAATTTAAGATTCTCAATATGCCACAATACACGCAAGCAATTCAACCCTTTATGTTTGGACATCCATATTCAAAGCGTACACTTCTTTGGTTGAAAAACTTGCCGCCTTTGCGTGCAACAAAAATGATCAATCAATACACGCCTTTTGTTACGAGCTCAAAACATAGGGGCACATATCAACCTCCTACAAAGACAAAGAAAGAGCGCAGCAAAACATTTGAGGGCGTTGCAAATGCAATGGCTGATCAATGGTCAAGCCCTGTATACTATGTGCAATTGCCTCTATTTTGATGATTTAGGCAATAGACCTGTGATCGTGCTATATTTGCAAATGAGAGGTGATAACATGAGTAAAGATTTACCCGCAAAGCCTGTGTCATTTTGGACGCGATTGATCGAACCAATAACAAAGGCGTTTGCAAAGCCTGTGGCAAAGCCTGAGCGGCCCGCACATGGTGCAGACTGGGACAAGGCACAAGGCGTTAGAAACCCGTACCCCGCGGGCGTTTCTATGGCTGCGTTCTCACAGCACGGTTATGTGTTTGCGGCTGTGTCAAGAGCATCGCAAGATTTAGCCGCATTGCCGATCAAGCTCATACGGGGCAAAGGTGAAAACTCAGAGATTTTGATCGATCATCCGTTTCTAGATTTGATGGATCAACCAAGTACGTACGTTGATGGTTATTCATTTCGTGAGCAATTGATCGTTGACTTGATGCTCACAGGCGGTTGCTATGTATTGCTTGCGGGGCCTCAAGAGGTGCCCGCATCTTTGTTTCGTTTACATCCTGAGCAAACCAAAATCATCACTGATACTGTAATGGGGATCAAGGGCTTTGAATTTGAGGATAGTGGTAACATTGTTGAGTATCCGATCGATCGTGTTGTATACGCTCAAAGTGCATCATGGGGGGCCGGTGTAAATGCTTTGTATGGTGTAGGGGGTATACAACCTTTACAGCGTGAAATTGGGGCTGATATATCCGCACAAAAACTTGCAAGCGATGCCGCAAAAAAGGGCCGGCCTGATATTTTGATCACACCGGCTGACGAGGCTGATATTTGGGATTATGAACAAAGGCGATCTATACTTGACGCGTATAGGGGTATGAGTAATTCGGGCGGTGCAATGTGTCTTAGTGGTCAGGTCAAGATCGAACCATTGCAGATCAGCCCGCGTGATCTTGAGTTTCAAGCGGTTCGAGATTACACAAGGCAAGCGATTAGCGCGGTTTTTGGCGTGCCACCATCAGTACTTGGTGATAACAGTGCAAACTTTGCAGTATCACGGCAACAAGCTCAAAATTACTGGGAGGTGCAAACCAAAAGAGGCAAGCGGTTATCATTCCTTCTTACGCAGATCGCAAAGCGGTTTGATCCAACTTTTCGTGTAGAGATCGATTATTCAGGCGTTGAGGCGTTGCAAACAATACGTGATTCACAGCTTGACCGAGTAACAAAGCACATTCTTAACGGTATGGATGCCGCTGATGCGTATATGTATGAGGGCCTTGAAGATGCGCCAATCATACCACAGGATCAGCGAGAAACACCCGCTCAAGATATAGGAGATGAAGAAGGTCAAAACGTGCGGGCCCTTGAATTGATCTTGCGTGCAATAGGTAAAAACCAAAAGCAAGAAACAAATTACGGCCTCAAGAGCAACGCAAAAGAGGCAATGGATGCACTCAACGAATCAACCCAAAAGGGATTAAAAAAAAAAGCCGCTGATCATAATGAGGAGTACGGGAATAATCCCAAAAAAAAGATAACCAATAGCAATTATCTTGCTGTGTCATATTGGCGAGGTTTGGCCGCCTTTGAAACAAACCCGTCAAGCGTACGCCCAACAGTATCAAGTGCGGCTCAATGGGCAATGGCTCGCGTCAATGGCTTGTTGTATGCGTTGCGTACTGGCAAGTACAAACGCAACCCGTATGATACTGATTTATTGCCTGAGGATCATCCGTTGTCCAATGCTGAGGATGATAAGCAAACCAAAAAGCAAGAAATAACAAATTTTCCCGCAAAAGGTGATGATCGCAAAGTATCGCTTGAAAATACGCAATACAGGGTATTTGATGCAGACTATGCACAAGACTTGAAAGATAATTGGCCTCAGATATGGAAAAAAGGCGGCAACATTGAAGGGAATAACCAATACAGGCGGCTCAAGCCTATTGTTGATCGTGCTGATAAGGAACCAAAGACCGATACCGAAGAGATGGCAATTCGCAAGCGTGAGGCATGGGCGGCACGTCACTTGCAAGATTTTCGCATTGCGGGCACGGTTGCACAAATCAAGTGGTTTGTTGTTGGTGATCGCGGTCAAACGTACATGAAAGAGCTTGTCGAAAAAGAAAAGCAAAAGATCAACGCACAAAAGCAACGATCTGACATGTGGCAAGGTTGGGTTACACGCGTGCAGCAACCCGCTGAAAAGAGCATTGAACGTGCAGTGTATACGTATCTAAGGCAATCACTCAAGAGATACAAAAGCCGCATCAATGATTATGTTGTGAGCCGCAAATTTGCGGGATCCGCACAGGTTACAAAGGCCGTTGTTGATTGGTCGTCATTGCTTGCGATGGCTGATGAAATGCGTATACTTCAAGGGCAAATGGGGCGGCAATGGTTGGGCGTGTGGAGCCTCACAGGGAATGACGCACTTGATGATGTATTTGCAAGAGCGGGCAAAACGCGGCCGCTTGATCTTGTGTTTGGATCGCGTGAGGCTGCGGTCAATGCCAATGATCTTGCATCAATGCAGATAACACAATCCACAGCGAACAAAATCAAGCGTATCATTGAGGCGGGTTTGTTAGATGGTGATAGTGTTGACGAGATTGCAAAGAGTATTGATCAACGCTCGATATTTGGTGCTGAGCGTGCCCGTACTATTGCACGCACTGAGGCAACAAAGGCCGTGAATATGGCAACGGATCAAGCCTATACATCAGCACAAAACAACGGGATCAACATCCGCAAAGAGTGGCTGTCATCGCGTGATGACAAAGTGCGTGATACACATGTTGAGCTTGACGGTCAAGTAGTCAACGTCAATGATCAATTTGTTGTACCAAGTACAGGCGATCGCACGGAAAGCCCCGCAGCGTTTGGGATTGCATCGGAGGATATAAATTGTCGATGCACCTTGATCCCTGTTATTGAGGATTGATATGCTTTTGTATGGCTTGCCTGTGGAGTATTGGATCATTGTGCTTGTGTGCGTGATTATGTTGGTGGAGTTTGTTGTGTGGCTTTTGCATGATAGGAGGTAAAAAGATGGTTGATATAATCATTGCGGCCGTTGTTGGTGTTGCGTTGGGTGCGGGTGGCGTGATGGGTGTACAGCTTGCCACAAAACAGCCGGATCCGGTTATTGTTGCCGTTGGCGGTGACGAGGTTGCAAAGGGTCAAGTTGAGGTGCAAAAACAACTTACGGATCTTGACCTCGTAAAAGACGTTTGTAGCCCTTTGTTTATTGTTGAGCAATCACAAGGCGATCTATTGTGTAGAGAGCTATTTTGCCGCATGCAACAACGCGGGATCGATGCTCAAACATCACAAGGTGATTGCAACGAGATTGCCAACATAAGCAATACGAAAAGCATACAGGCCGCATGCGGTGATCTTGAGGGTGATACGCTTGAGAAGTGTACAGATTTGTTTTTCAAGCGCAAATAAAAAGGCCGCATAATGCGGCCTGTGTATCGTGTTTTGTTGTTATTAGTAATCCCAACCGTCAGCGTCTAGCATTGCGTCAATGCCGCCAATCTCAAGATTCCATACAAAAGCGGTTGCGCTTGTTACGTTTACAAGTTGTGCAAGTGCTTTGCTTACTTGATCCTCAGCAAGAGACTTTGCGTTTGCAAGTGTGTCAGCGGTGAATTCGATGATTACTTTTTTGTCTTGGTTTTCGATTTGTACTTTGAACATTTTTTTTCCTTTGTTGTTGTTGGGTTCCCTTTTATATTATCCAATATACTATATTGGTGCAAGTATTATTTTGATCTTTTTTCAGAAATAAAAAAAACCGCCCCAAAAAGGAGCGGCACAAACAAAAGTATTAGAGACATAAATCTCAGGTTTTACATAATACCAAAATCTTTGAGCGTCAAGCCTTTTGATTCAAGCAATTTTGCGGTGTTGACA